TAATCTGTACTATACACAACTTGTGGTCTAAACGAAGGATATAAACCTAATTTGGTAGGAGTATTTGGTACATATGTACCATATGTTTGATTATATTCTTTGATAGTAACTACATCATTTGGGATCAAATCATAAGTGATAGTCAATGATGGAGAATCGGTACTTACTGTATAATCCAATCCTGTGACTAACTGTTTTGTTACTACAGTTCCACTTATTGTTCTAGAAACATAAACTAGTACACCGTCATAATTTGCTGTTTGAAAATTATAAACATGGCTTAAAGGATAAACACTTATGTCTAAATTGTTATTGAATGAATAGGTATTGGTTATGTATGCTGCTTTTGCAGGTAACATATCACTCCAAAAGAAAGATTGATCACTAACTTTTGAAGCGGTTATGATATCTAAAGCATCATCTAAGATAGTTGCTGGATTAAATTGTTGATTATATGCAGTTGAATTTACAGTATCAACAATCAATGTTTTATATTTTATATATTCTCTGCTATTGTACAATAATGCATTGAATAGATTATGGCTTTGATTTCTGATGAAAGTTGCAGGTAAAACTAGTGAAGCACTATTTTGTATGATTCTAGTTCCCCATGGAACCAAATTACCTAAATCTCTATAATTATTTGATCCAAAGACTTCACCAGTCATGTTAGGATTATTATAGAATATACTTTGATATTGTCCTCTGATATCACCTATATTAGTTGTAGTGATATCGGTGTTAAATGGGTTATTACTTAGATTTACAGGTATGGTATAATATGCTTTGGTACTTACCTGATCACTTAGAATCAATACCTGAACGATAGTTGGTAATACAACAACTGATAATAAATTAACCGTAGTAGAGTTGCTAGTAGTTGTTACTGTATAGTTAGCGACAGGTTGGATATTGTTATTGACTAAAACTTGTATCAATGGCCAATTAGTTGGATTAGCTAATCCCAATGAAACATCACATACCAATTCAGCTGGGTTCGCTGGATCATAATCAAATTCAAATACCTGATATTGTACACTTGGTGATACTGCTGTTTGCCAACCTAGTTGTCTTGTATAAAGAATTCTAGTTGTATAATTATAAACATAACCAGTATTAACTTGAGTAGTAACAGGTATAGAATTTTCAACATAGGTAAATGTATCAGCATTGATTGATACATCAAAACTTATATCACCGATATTTGCTACTGAGCTATATCTGATAGGGAATCCTAATACAGAATCGTTTGTACCAACACCTATACCATATGCAAATAGTTTATTACCCGTAAAGGTCGAAGCTTGATAAACTGCTGTATCACCAAAACTTATACCATTTGCATCAAAGATATCAAATAGGGGTGGTTGATTTACTGTAGTTTTATCTTGTGAATTAAACCATTCGATACCATCAAAATAAACATCTTTACCTGCATTCAATGCACCTCGTAAAGCAACGGTTTGTTGATCAGGTAATACTAAGCCATCATCTGCTTCGGTTAAAGTTATAACGGGCGTGCCACCTGCTATTGAAGAGAATCTTGCTACCCAAATTTTATTTCTTACATTGATATCGGTATCGGCTGCAAAAACAACTTTAGCACCATCAAACAATGAATAATTATCTACATTTAAATCTGTTGCAATGATAGAAATATCAGTTGCACCGGCAAAATATGGACTACTTAGTCCCGACCAAGAAACATCAATTATATAATCATTTCCTGAACTTGTGATTGCTGTTATTTGAGTATTGATTGGTAGAATTGTTCCAGTAGCATCTTGGATATATTGATCTACTTCAAAAGTACCAGTTATATCTTCTTTAACAACAGTGACTTGTGTACTTTGAGGGACCCAATAAAATTGCATTGTATCGCCCGAATCCGAACTTAATTGAAATACATCACCATCTTTTGTTTCTGAGATTGTAAAGGTGCTGCTATTAATAATTTCGCTTACATAGTAATAATATCCTGCAACCACTCCACCAAATACCGGATCTAATTCATCAGTAAATTTGATCAAATCATTAACTCTGAACCCAGTAGTACTATTACAAGTAACATAATCAGTTCCACTTGCAGTTTGAGTTGCTTGCCTTGATGGAGTATATAAAGTACCTGTGATTTCAGAAGTATATTCGGTATATACATTTACATCTGGATAATATGCTTCTTGTCCTGCTACCAATGAAAATGCATCTGTAGTCCTAAAATCAATAAAGTCAATTGGTGCTTTGGCTTCAGTACCACTATTAAACAATCTTAGATTAGGGTAAAATTCAATAATAGGCCGTTTAGCTTTATTTTCATGTATCGTTGCTAAAGTTGCTGATAATGGATCATTATTATATTGAGCAGTAGAAGTAATTACATCAACATGAAACCAACGATTTGTTCTAGACCATGGATTCCTATTAATAGCGTTTCTTGCTATAGTAATATAATCTGGTGTTATTGGAATGTTAGATGCTGTAGATGACCAAGCTTCAATATCCCATGGTGTTGTATCCCAGGGTAATTGATCACTAGTAGTAAATGGTTCAGGTACGATTAAATCAGAGGTTAATAATAATTCAATTGCAGTACCTACACCCTCGACATAATATTCACCTGTCAAATAATTCGGTGGATATACATCTCCTTCAAAAATAACCTTTAAACCATTTGTAAATGTAATACCATTTGGTGATGTATAAGTTGTCCTACCTAAAATTTCAGTTACTACATTTAAAGTATTAGTGTTATTACTTTCAATTAATCTTAGTGTACCAACTTTATCAGCTTGTGTACCATCTTGGTAATAAAGTGTATCTAGTTGTGCGCTTAGATATGGGATCAGTGTGATGTAACCAGCTACACTTCTATAGAAAGGTCTAGATATCCATTGTGTACCAAATCTAGGAACGATTCTTTCCTCAGTGGGAATTAAAGTAGCAGGTAATAATCTTATTACAGGATCATCAGGATCACCCTCATAAGTTATAGTATAGAAATATGAGTTTACTAAAGAATAAAACCCCTGTTCTAATTGACCTTGATTTATACGGCCAGTCATTGTGCCTGAAGCAGTAGTTAATGCCACATCAGGTCCACCAAGAGTATTTGACAATGTGATTTTATTTGTTAAAGAATTGATAGAGGTAATATAATATATTGTATTACCAACAGTTGATGAATAAGCTGATATATTACCAAACGGTGTACCAATGAAAGTGATAGTATTATCAACAATTAAGTTTGCTACTGAGCTACAGGTTACTAGATTACCAGTAGAATTTGTATTGGTTATTGTGATTGTTAGATTGGGTGTTAAGTCATTGTTAAGATCGTAGTCTGTATAAGCAAAGAAATTAGATACGAAACCACTTTCATTAGGAAGTCCAGTATTGTAAAACATTACTGTAAGACCTTCCAATGATGTTACTCCATCTATATTACCTATAGTGCTTAGTAGTTGGCCATTTATTTGATCATAAGGTAAAGTGCTTACTACATCTACGGAATTATTTCCTGGGAAATTATATTCATCTTGTGCATCTTTAAATGGTACGGTAAATGTGATTATACCTGTTGCAGCACCATTATTATCCACACCTAAAACATCTCTAGTTTGAACATAAGGTTGTGTTGCACTAAAACCAGTTATACCAGGCTCGCCTTGAATCCAAAATTGTGAAGCTTGATCAACGGTAAAAGTATAAGTGCCACCTCTTATTAAAGTCAAAGTTGGATCAAAAGAACTTGAACCATTTGGATAAGTTGCTATTTGATAACCACTTTCAGTACTAGTAACAAAGTAATCTTCACGGGTAAAGACTTGACCAGATGATACTGTAACTGCATCTGGTCCTCTAGGTAACCAATAATATTGATTATAGTTAATTATCTTATCTAGATTAGTAAAAGAATCCCAAGAATAGATATCGCTGTTGAATAATCTATTATTATCATCAACCAAAGCACCTTCTAATTTTAACCCATCTACAATACCTGGATAGCTTATAAAATCTTTAGCTACAGATTCGTTTATTTTAGTGAAAACTACACCTGGATCTAATTGATAATCGGTTCTAGTTTTCGTTGGTTCAACCACATAGTAATCGTTAGCGTTTACTCCATAACCTAATCTACTACCAACAAACCCTTGAAGTTTCATTGTATTGGGTTGTGCAACTAGTTGGTCGAGGGTTGCTGCTAAGAATTGGGCATTGGTTGGTGTTTGAAATATCTCGGGTAGAAATTCTATGGTGCGGATATGAGTCATATTATTACTTATGCTATTTGTAATTGTGCTGGTGTGAGGGCTGCAATAACTACTACATCGTTAGATGTAGCAGCATTAACAAATATTTCATATGGGGCGGATTTAATCTCATACAAATCTCCAAAACGCATTGTTGGATCATTTGGAACCAATACTGCTGAATTAATCAAATCACCTACTTCACTATGCAAATAGGCACTTAATTCAGAAAAATAAAAGGTATCACCAAAATTCCAAAGATTAATGTTAAAATAATTATTCATCGCTGTAAGAACAGCACTGCGGATCTCACTATCACTAGCATTAGTATTAGCTGCCTTAATAACTTTAATAGTTGCTCTTAAAGCTGGTGCAGCCTTTGGTCCAAATAATGGTTTAAAATAAACACTATTCAGTATAACACTATCACTAAGCATCTTATAATCATTTACTTTACTATAAGCTTCTGCTAATTCACCAGTAGTTGGACGATTTGGCTCAGGTATAGTATTTGTAATATCTTGTATATAATTTTGATAATTTGTATAATATCCTTGTGTAACCAAATACAAATCAATAATATTCGTAGTAGCTGGGTCAATCCTAGTAGTATTATTACTATTATGACGATATTGGAATTGTAAACCTTGTCTACCCGGTCTCATCAAATATTGTGGCTGCTCTACTAAAGTATAAAATGGTGTCGTTACAGTAATATTTTGTACTGATTTATAGAATGTATCTTGCGAATAAGCATAAAATAATTGTCCAACTGGATAATCATATTTTACCACTTCAATATTTTCTTTAGTAGAATATATACTAACTGAACTAGTAGATATAAGCTGATATCTGGAAAGATTTATCGCATCTTGAACTAATTCAAAAAATGCATAGATGCCAGTATTTGCTGCACCATATACATATCCTGTTACCGTATTGAAAAAATCAGGATTATTGATTATCGTTCTGTTATTAACATCTGTAGCCGATATCTCAACTTCAAAATCGTTTACATATCCATCACTTTCAACTGTTTGCCCAACAATATTAGTTTGTACAGGTGCAGCTAGGGGATTGTTATTAGTAGGTTGAGTATTAGTTGCTAAAATCTTAATGAAATCTTGGATCAGTTTTCCTGAAAATGGATCATAGATTAGTTTATCTCTTTCAAATGAAAATCTTGTATCAGCTACACTACCAAAATAATAAATCACTGATTTATAAGTAACTGAATATATGTTATTCCCTTGACTTTCAAATTTAACAAAATAATTTGTAGCGTTAACGGTGCCTATACTCCATCTATCTTCTGCGATAGTAAGTGAATTATTAAAAATCAAAGTAAAGCTTTGATTTAACTCTATCAAAGTCACACATTGTTGTATAATCACATCTGAAAATGTATTATCAAATGAAGGAATAACCGTTGTTAATATAGCGCCAGTTGGTACATAGCTACTTAAAGTAACAGGACCAGTACCATTTGAAAAAGAACCTGCACCATTATTATATCCATCACCAACTACATTACTAACAGATATCCAAATTGATGTGATATTAGATGGACCGGGCAATCCAGCAACTAATCTATTATTACTATCAAAGTAATAACCACTTGGAGCATTGAAATTCAACAAAGCACCACTAGTAACATATTTCATATTATTTGTAGAAAATGTTCCTGTTGGTATAGAAACATTTGAGCTATTGATAATATTATAAAAATATCCTGTAATAGAATTAGCATCAACTGTATCAGTATTCCAATATACTATACCATCACCTGATGCTACATTGATTGAATATCTTGGATATGTTTCCAAATAATATTGTAAAGCTCTATTCAAGCCTAATACAGAAGATAGATTATCAGTCAAGAAAGAGATAATATTTCCGGTGTTATTAACAGTCAATGACAATGAACCATCATCATCGTCTAGATATACACCGCCATCACTAGCAAATGAATTTAAGCTAGAGTATTTTCCAGTTGGATCAAGCAAGTCTAAGTTTTTAGATACACCAATCGAAGTTCTGTTGATTGCTTTACTTTTTATGATTGAACTATAAAGGGTATATGGGAAGTTATTATAATCTTCACCGTTGACCATACGATTTTGTGTATAGTACCTAGAGGGCGCTCGTTGTTTGATTTGTGCTAATGATTCTCTAGATTGGGCATTAGAGACTGGTAATTGTAATGCTAGAGATACGCTTAGAGTTTCTATTTTGTTTACTCTACTTACATAAGAAAATGAAACCTGAATACCTTGCATCTCATTAGGATCAACGGTATAAGTCAGTCCATTGCTTGAGCGAACATATGCTCTAAATGTTCCAACTGGGATTTTTGAGAATACACCATCACCAAATACATAACTAACCTGATCATTAAATCTGCTAGTTACAGAGAATATTTGTCTTAAGCTAGATTCGGTTTGTAGATATGCATCAGCATAGATGTTTTCAACTTGTTTCCATAAAACTCTATCACCATTTGCTAGATTAAGAGCATATAACCAAGTATCTGTATTATTAATACCTTGGATATTAATATCTACAACTTGGTTAGAGATTTCTTGCTGTAAGTTGAAGTCGTAGTTTTGCAGAGTACCTTGTTTGAAATAGAAGAAATATCCTGTGCTAGGACTACCATAGCCTAGTTTATCGTTACGATAAAGCATATTAAATCTACTATCGGGTGCAGGTGGAATCTCATACATATAATCTTCATCTAAACTAGTAACACTGACTAATTCAAATGGCATAGTGATTCCATCTACGGTGGATGTGAAAGGTACTATTGGTAAACTAGCTTGGGGAATATTGATAGTATATTCGTTAGTTGTTACACCTAGTAGATCGGCAGAATTTCCTGGTCTACCAACTCTTTGAGTATTGACTAGAGTAGCGTTGACGATAGTATTAAATTGTTCTAACCAATTTGGGTTAGCAGGGTCATTCCAAAGTATAGGTATATTGCTTAAGTTAATACCATTGATATCGTTGATACTTTGAGTAGTTTGTATGCTTAGTACTTTTAAGTATCCTTCGGAGGTAAGATTTCGTTTAGGTGTATAGCTTACTAGATTAGCTAATTTTACAACTGAATCTCTTCTTTCAGCAGTATCAATAAAGTTTTCTCTGGTGTTTAGATCGTTTCTAAATGCTAGACCTTGGCCCATGAAAGCCATAACATCTAGCAATGCTATGAATTCAGAACTTTCTACATAGTCGTTAAAGGTTTCAGGGTAGTATGAGCGTAGATAGTCAATAAAACTTTTACGAAGAGTTTCGTAGTCGTAGCTACGGAAGTCTGCTTCTCTAAATGTTTGGTAGATAGCCTTCCAATCATTTACCCCAAAAAGTGCTGATTGCCTTGAACTGGTTGCCATAAGTTTTCTCTTTTAAGTATTTATCATACTTGAAAACCAATGTTTTTAAGAATTTTATTGTAAGATAGCTCTACTTGTATTAGCGTCAAAGAATACGCTTAGTTGTAATGCGTTATTGAAAGGTGCGATAGCCATTTCTACTTCAAGTAGAATACCATTTTCTTGGGGAAATGCCTTTACAGAATTTAGATCAATTCTAGGATCTAGTGATGCTACCCTTCTGATTTCTGATTCTAGTTGTTGTTGTACATCAAGTGTATTGGGTTCGAACACGAATGACCAAAGTGTAGTGCCATATCCTGGTTGACCGACTTTTGTACCTTGTTGGATATTAAGTGCGTTTAGTAAATCTCTGATCACTAATTGTTGATCAACCAAACGATATTTTTTACCGATATAGATTGGTTGAAGTATACCACCTACGCCTCCATCTACCCCAGGATTATCATTGGTAGTTGGAAGTCGTAATGCGTTAGCTGTAGAGAATCCGATATATGATGGCATTAAATATTTATCCCGTTAAAGCTTTCAATTTTTTGTCGATATCCTGTTCTAATTCTTTATAGCTTGATAACAAATAATCTCTACGGGTTTTCTTTGCTGCCTCTTCAGCCTTTTTTAATCTTGCTAATTCTGGGCTACCTTGAGGTAATGTTTTTTCAGCTTCGTCATATGCATTAATAGCCTCACCATAAGCTAAGACATTTTTTACCCTTTGCTTTTCAATTTCCGCTTTTCTTTCTTTTAATTTTACTATTTCGCTAACTGTATCTGCTTGTGCCTGTTGAGCAGTTTTTGCAGATTCGCTAGGACCATCAAAGTTTGGTGCGGGAACTCCTTGTGGTAATACTGAAGCTATTTGAGCATTTACCTCTGATCTATCAGAAGTGTTAAGTCCCACAGCAGGTAATCCAATTGGTACTGCTGAACCTGAGTTAAGTGTTGATAGTGTTGAATTCAGTTGTGCTGCCGCCGCTGCAGGTAAACCAGCCGATGCTAATGCAGCCAAACTATTTTTACCTGATTTAAGTTTATCTAATGCACCAGACAATCCTGTAGCCGATCCTAATAAGTTTCCAAGTGATCCGCCCAATGCGCTACCTGCCACACCGGCTAGTTTACCACCAATTGCGCTGCCTATACCAGATGATAATGCAGACCCGAGTCCACCTGCAGCACCTGAAAGTGCTCCTGTAACTGCGCTGCCCAAAGCACCTGACAAAGCAGATTTAGCACCGCCGGTTAATGCACCACCAATAGCACCACCAACTGCGCTAGTTAAGGCGCTATTAACGCTATTAGCAACTGATATACCATTAGTTGCCGCGGAAGAGGTGTTGGTTACCAAGTTACTAATTTCAGAAACACCTGGAATAGAGTTAATAGATTTTGTAGCAAAGTTATTAATAGTTGATACTGCGTTTTGCCCACCTGGTAAAGCATTTATTCCACTAGCGACTGAAGTAGTTATTTGTCCGCCACCTATCAAGCTACCAGCAGCCCCGCCAATTGCACTACCAAGTGCACCGCCTAGTTTACCACCAACAGCACTACCCACTGCTGCACCTAAAGTATTTCCTAGAGATCCGGTAGTATTTCCAATCACACCTGCTACAGCACTACCAAGTGCACCAGAAACAGCACCTTTTAGCCCACTTGTTAGAGCGCCACCTAGAGCACCGCCTAGCGCACCGGAAACCGCACTACCCAAAGCACCTGAGATACCACCTGGATTAGAAACTGCTGCTACGGTTCCTGCTTGTTCTTCAGCGTTGGCTTTTGCTATAGCGGTTAGATTTTGAGGAACACCTGCTTTTAATGGTTTAAGTGCTTTTGTTATAGCACCAAAGGCAGATGCGGCCGCACCTTTAGCAGTATCAAGTAGTCCTGCCAATCCAGGTATAGGAGGTGCTAGTTTACTCAATGCACTACCTATAGCGCCCAATCCACCTGTAGCCAAAGCCACACCTGCTGCCAGATTACCCGAGCTAATTGCATTTGTAGCAGCAGCTAGACCACCGGATAAAGAACCACCGATTGCACTACCCACAGCGCTACCAAGTGATCCTCCCAATTTACCACCAATTGCACTACCTATACCAGATGTTAATGCACCAGTTAAACCTGCCGCACCTCCTGTAAGTGCACCACTAATGGCTCCACCAATTGCGCCACTTAATGCAGTTTTTCCACCAGTAAGTGCGCCACCAATAGCACCACCAATCGCATTACTTATAGTTGAAGAAGATAGTACATTGAGTACATTTCCAACACCAGCAGTAGCACCAGCCATTACCACACCTGCGATTGCTTGTGGTGCTTCTTTACCAGTGATAGCACCTGCTTGAGTCATTACCGCTTGTGCTTGTTGTAGATTGTTAACAAAGTTGTTAACTTGTGCTGTTGGGTTACTAATAAATTGTTGCAGTGAAGCTGCACCTGATTGACCAGTGAATAAGTTTTGAGTCATGGCTGCAGCAACATTCGCGCCGCCAGCAACTAGTGTATTTACTAATGCATCTGCGCCGGGTTTTAGAGTTCCACCACTTGCCATTTGTGTTGCAGTTTGAGCTAGAGAGCCAACTGCGGCAATAGGACCTGCTACTGTATTTACCACTGCACTGCCAACTTTAGTAGCCAATGCAGCAGGACCTGTAGCTGCATTAGTTGCCGCTGCCGCTACTACAGCACCAGTGGTATTTTTATCTATTGCACCACTTACAGCATTAGAAGGTGGTGCAGTAGCTACTACAGCCGCGGCAGGTGCTGCAACTGGACTAGCGGCTGCAGTTGTATTTGCTGCTGCAACTGTTGCCGGTGGGGCTGGTGGTAATTCTGAACTTGCATTATTACTTGTTTGAACATCTACCCCTTGACAAGCATTTACCCATGGTGCATGAGCTGGTGCCCTAGACACTATGCTAAGTAATTTTCCAGGTGCAGCAACATATCCTTTTATCTTATCAAAAAGTGTGTCAGTATGTGCTACTATTGGTATGGCTAAAACTGTTTCAGGAGTGGTAGTAGTTTGTCCTGTATTTAAATTGATTCTACTTCCATTGATATAAGTAATCGCTTCGCTAGCGTATGATGCTGATCCAGAAGATAACATACTCATAGCACCAGTTACCAGTGTAGTAAGTTTCCCTGCTACATATGAAGCAAAGTTTCCACCCACTCTATGTTCATAGTTATTTTCGGAGTTTACTTTTATGTTATCTGCTTGAATGTTTAGATTCTTTTTAGCGTTTATATTGATGTTATTGTCAGCATGAAGATTTAAATCTCCTTGAGTTCTGATATTAACGCTATTGGTAGAGTACATATCTATTGTACCTTCTTTACCAAGTTCAATATATGATTGTCCATTGGCATGAAGGATCATTAGAGTTTGACCATTATCGCTCATCATGATTTGATGACCCAATGATGTTCTAATTCTTATCAAGTTATCGTTACCAATGATATCGCCATCATCCATCACGATAGAATGGCCATTACGCCTACCTGTTAATTTTAGTTTAGATGGTGGTGTTTTGGGATCAGATGCAGCAGCGGCTATGGTATCATCAGTATCACCACCTGCGTATATAGGTCTGCCGGGTGTACTTACTCCCCAACCTACTCTAGATGGAGTTTCTCGTTGTGCTCCAGTAGATATTGGCCCTCTGATAGGATCACGCAATATACCCTGTTGGCTCATGATCATAGCAGTATAGCTATGTATTGGTTTTGGTTCAGCCCAATAAGTTGTAGAGTTATTGATGCTTGGATTGTTTTTATTGATATTAGAAACAGGTAAGCGTGTAGCACCACCATAGCTTTCTGCCTCACCACCGTTAGCCACGATATTATCGCTAGAGCCAATAGCAGGGATCATGTATAGTGCTTCTGGTGTGGGTCTTGAACCTATGTAGTAACCTTCACCTTGTTGCCCATTAACAAATATGCAGATAACAGTGGATCCTAATTCAGGTGGACTATGCCATAGTCCATATGAGCTTGGATTAGTTTTGTAAGTGCCATAATCTTCTTTGCCACTACCTGCTATAGCGTCGGTATGGCCAAAGAATGTAGTCATATATCTTAGCCAGATCCAACTATTTGCGTCATTTTCGTTATCACCACTTAACGCTTTGAGATATACTTGGATTCTGCCGGCGCGCATTGGATCGATGTTATTTTTCACAATACCATATAATGGTACTGTTTGTAGGTTGGCATTACCAGAATCTGGTTTACTACCTTTTGTTGCTCCACCAACTTTAATAATATCTTCTGCCATTTTTCTTCTCTAATTAATTCCTGATGTTAAACGGGTGCGACCGAAATTTGAAGCAGTAGTAAGACTGAATGTTGATTCTCTACCTTCTGATGCTGGATTAGAAACTTTGTTACCTCCACCATTACCATCATCGTTTACTGTTCTTTCAGGGCCGGTTGTTGATTGAGTTTGTACCTGTGCGGCTGGTGGTTGCGCTGGTGGTTGCCATGAAGTATCAGCTTCAGGATTATCACCATCTTTATAGCTCCCAAAACCTGATTGATTAGTAAAGGAAGATGGGTCAGCTTTTAGTCCACCTGTTGCTGAAGTTACTGGTTGATCACCTTTACCTTCTCTTTCTGTAGAGGGTTTAGCATTTTGTCCAGATGCTCTACCAGCATCAGATTTTGTAGTGACCTGAGAAAAGGTGTTAATAGTTAATGATAAATCTTGTACAAATTTACCTTTACTAAAGATACTAGTAACATCTACAACCATATAACTGATACCTTTGATGTTTAGTTCTTTTGGATAATTCCAAAATAATATTTTATCGTTAATGCTTAGTATACCATTTTGAGTATCGTAGTCTATAGCCTCGTTGAAATCTATCTCAATGAAAACCTGTCCACCATTAGCATTGATAGTGAAGCCATCTGATCCATAGAATTTGTTATATACATCGTTGATTGATGCTGCTCCTTCTTGTATTAGAAAGTCAGGATCACCTATGATTTGGACCCTAGCTTTAGCATATGCACCTGGGTCATATAAGCTAGTGAGATATGAGGTTTGAGCTTGGGCTCCATATGCAACAAGATCACCTTTAATTTGATTTTGTTGCATTTGCGGACCAGTTGGTACTGAAGCTTCACCTGTATTTTGAGTAGTATCATTTGAAGGTTGGATAGCGACATTAAAATAATTATTACTCATTGATTGTTCATAGCTTATAATTTCACTATTTTTACCTGTATACCAATATTGATACCGTTTATGTGGCCCATAATATTTTGGTAATCCTTTAGCATATGAACTAGTTACTACTGGGGTAGAATAAGGTTGGATCACATATGTAATATTATATGCCCAATCATTTACTATATTGTCCCATCCAGTTACCTCTACTCTAGGGCTTATATTAAACCAACTTATATTTCTATCTTTTTGTCCAGATTTTTTACTTTCATCGTTGTTATCGCTATCAGCATTTGATTCATAGATTTTAGTAAGTGAATCGTATAGATAATCACTTTGCATATAAATCTGATTGATAGCCTGAATGATTGCTGTATC